ACCCAAGCGTCGTCACCCTTAGGTAAGTATTTAAAAAACCCATCTTCCATCATCATTCTAATTAGATTTCTATGTCCTCTTCCGTCGGGATCCATCGACTCTGAGTAATATAATCTAACTAATTCTTTTTCTTCATCACTTAAAAGGGGTTCGTCTAAGTCTACAAGTTTTTGATTGATGACATAAAATTCATCCCCAAAAATGCCTTCTTTTGTTTTACCACTTAACAGGTTCTGAAGAACTACGTTCCCCTTTTCTTCTTTTAGTAAATTAGAACTCTTATCCAAAATATATGGTATTTGTACTAATTCTTCAAGTAACTCAGGAAACAATTTGATCAAAGTTTTCTCACCAAGATAAAAGATACCATCAATGTTATCTGAACTGTCTCCAGTGAGAATCTTTACTGTCTTAACATTAAAGTGTGGAATTTCAATATCATGTAATTTTATTTTATCTCCGAACTTATAATATTGTTTTGTTGATGGTGAGTAAATTGAAACTTTTTCAGAAATTAATTGAGTTAAATCTCTATCACTCGAGAATATAGTTTTTGTCTCATCTAATGACACTTGACAGTAATATGCAATTAAGTCATCAGCTTCTGCGTGTTCTGTCTCCAGTTGTCTTACAAACATCTCCTCGAGGTATTGTCTAACTCTTTGTTTTTGTTCTAAAAAAGATTCTTCTTTTTGCTCTGATTCGGAAGGTCTTCGATTTAATTTATATTTTGGGTATATCAATCTTCTTTGTGAAGATGAAGTTTTAGAATCCCAAAATACGACAACTTTACCATAGTTGTGTTCTTCCAAAAATTTACGAAGAGTATTTAGGAAGTGCCAAACACCTCCAACATGTTTTCCATTGTGGTAGAATTCTCTAACACCATGGAAACCAATTTTTAATAAATTATTTCCGTCTACTAATAATGTTTTGGTCACTTTTTGTTTTTTAAGTGATTTCTAAATATTTTTTACTGCTAAAAACCAATCCCAATTATGGTTAATCTTTTGAATGCTAAAGTTTTTTTTGTTTAAAAGTTCTATACACTCATTGGTATCTTTTTGCCATTCAGGGTTAATTCTATGATGAAAACTAACAACTATTTGATCTATATTATCAAAATCTTCATCCGTAAAACTTCTTAAAAGGTCGTACTCCGCACCTTCAATATTAAGTTTTAAAACAGATATTTTACTGATTTTGAATCTATCGCAAAACGTTTTCCATGTAATAACATCAAATTCATCTTCACCTTCTGTAAAAATAGTTGTCCCAACACCATTATTTTGTATTTTCATTTTTCCTTCAAAATTCCATACGATTCCTTTGAATAGTTCTGTTCCATCTTTTTCATTTTCGTAGGGATCAGCACCAATTACTCTTTTTTTTCCAATAAAAAAATTTGACCAGTCCCAATCTAAACATCCCAAATCTATTATATCTCCGTCATGAGTAAGACATCTTGCATCAACACTTGAATAATCCCATTCAGGTATTGTTCTAATTATATTCCAATTGTTCATATTATTCGTTTTCTTCCTTTTCCGTTTTCAAATCAAAGTCACCATCAACTCCGATTATATCTTTCCAATAGTCAGCATATTCTTTCTTATACTTTTCTATTGATGCTTTTTCTTCAGTAGTATCTTTACCTGGCAAGAATCCGTGTGGTGTAACAATAATTCTTCCGTCTTCAAAACCAAGACCATTGATATGGTTTTTCATAACCGACACTTTTGTTCTTGAAGCGAACTTAACAGTTCTCTTATCTTTTGTTGCCGTGATCTTTGTTGTTCCCGCACCTTTTTGATTACCAAATAAGAATACCAAAGAAGAGTTTAACCAAATTGCTTCACCACCTTTTGCTTTGATCTTAGGTTGACCAAATGGATTATCAGGTAATTCTACCCAAGGTTGATTAACAATGATTAAGGTATTTTCATATTTAGAATCTGCTTTACGAGATCCTGAAATACGTTGGTTAATACCCATACCAATTTTGTCGGCTAAAACACTTGCATTGTGTTGTTTACCTCCTTTACCCTCGTAAGTCATTTTACAAGGAACTGATCCAACTGAATCCCACATTATACAAAGTGAATAATCTAATTCACCTTTTTCTTGTGCATCTAATAGTTCATTAATGTAATCAGTAATTTGTTCGATATAACTGAAGTTGTTATTAAAGAGGAAAAACCCGTCCCAAGTCAACTCACCTGTTTCTTCATCTACCACTTCCTCACATTTAAACCCCATTATTTTTGAGTGATCAAAAGACCATTTTTGTTCAGTAATAATGAATACAGGAAGAATATTTTTCTTTTGAGCATCAACTGCCGTTTTGATAAGTGCCGTTGTCTTACCTGTATCAGAGTGACCCAATAACATGTTAAGGTGGCCAATAGCAGGTCCGGGTAATCCTACCGCATCCAAAAATTCAGGACCAAGATCAAAAAATCTTTGTGGTTTGTATTTTGCGTCCGAAGAGAATTTTTTCTTCAACGAACTAAAGTCGTTTTTTTTAAGTGCCATTACAGTTCGTAAATTTTAAAATTTGTAATTGTTTCTAATTTGTCTTTTGCGTCAGTCAGTTGAGTAACTAAATTATCCATTTCTTCAGTGTGTTGGGGATGTTCTCCAATACCAACAGAGTTTGTAAAATAAATGTAAAGTCGTGCTTCTGCATCCGCGATTTCCGCCTCATATTTTTTAATCAAAGCATCTTTCAATTTTTCAGCAATAATAGGTTTCATAGTATTTTATTTTTAAAAATATAGACAAAAAAACGGGAACAATAAACTGCTCCCGTTACATTTTGTTTAATAAAATTAGAATGGTAATTCTTCATCAACCTCGTCGTTTGCTTGTGGATCAGCAACTTCGTTGATTGATTTTGGTGCTGGTGTACCACCCATAGAAACTTCAGATGTTTCATCATTAGAATAAACATATCCACCTTTTTCAGAGTCCCAACGTGGGGTTTCACCACGAGCGATTGCTTCAAGATACTCAACAGGTTTTTTAGAATATACGTCTTCCCAAGTTAACTCATCAGAAACCCACTCTGACATTTGAGTTTGATCTTCTGAAATTGCAGATGGGTCATCATACATAACTGTTTGGATTACTGTATAGAAAGCACCTTTTGGTGTTTTTGCCTTTGTTAACTCAAGGATAAGGTCACGTCCTTTATCAGGATCTGTAATGTCTCCTTTCGCTTTCCAAATTGGAATAATTTTATCAAGGATTCCTTCTTGTTTGTAATTGTGTTTAAATCTCCAAAATTTTACTCCGTCTTGTTCGTTATCACGATCAACAACTTTTACAATATAAAACTTACGTGCTCTGTACTGTGTTGCCAATTGTTTGTCGGCTTCTTTACCTGTTGACATAAGCTCCTCATAAACTTCATTTAAAGGTGATCTCTCATTGTCATTTTTTCCTGGATCATAAAATTTTTGATATTTACCGTCCACAAGGATTTCGTGGAACCATACTTCTTTGAACGGTGAAGATCCGTCTGTTGTAGGAAGAATACGTACTCGTCTCTGTCCTTGTTTTTCATTGTCTTTCAAAAGAGCCGCGAAATATTTTTTCATTCGGTCCTCAGAAGACATTTTTGAAGTAGAACTGTTACTACTTTGAGTTGATTTTTCGTACTGTGCTAGTACTGCGTCTAGTGAATTTGTCGCCATGTGTAAATAAAAATTAAAGGTTTATGTTAAAATTATAAGTGTATAAAAAGTTATAGTCAAATTGTGTCGCCAAAAAAAGTTTAAGGTCGAATTTATCGACCTTAAAACTTATGAATTAAATTTGTTTAATAAAATATCGTCTTCATCTTCCATTGGTTCGTTGAAAGATTTTTCTATGTCAGATGGGCTAAAGCTTTCAACCTCATCTTGAGTTAGAACATATTCATTTTTACCTGTTTGTTCCATCTCATCTTTTTTCTCATCGAAGAAATCTGCCAAGTTTTGTTTAAATGGTCCTGAATCTAATGATCTAAGTTGTAATTTTTCTTGTGCTGTTTTTGGTCTGTATTTTTCAACTTTAGCTTCCAAAGTATCTAACTTGGAAACAATCGTATCCATTTCTGCTAATTTTTCTTCCATAGTTTTGATTTGGTCAAAAAGATTTGTGAAATATTCTTCTTGTTTGTCGGCGATTGTTTTTTGTGAATCAACAAGATCAGTGATGTCTAATTCTTCAGTTTCTCCTTCACCTTCTTCTCCTTCAGCAGGAACTTCTTCAACATCAGGATCTGCAGCAACATCAACAGGTTCCCCTTCAGCTCCAGGAGCAGCGGGAGGTGTCGGTGCCGCAGGATCTGCACCTGCCGCCGCAGGATCTGCAGCAGGATCAACCGGTGCTGCCGCGTCTGCCGGAGGTGGAGGTATTGCCCCCGCATCTGCAGGTGGTGCCGGAATATCTTGTTCCATGATATATTTGTTGATCGAATTGTATCTTGCGATCTCTTTTAAAATTTTATCGTCTATTCTCATCTTAACCGTTTAATAATGTTTTATAACCCTGATTAGTTTCTACTTGAATTTTTTTGAATGTTCTCATAGTATTGTCGACTCTTTCAATAAGTCCGTCTTTGATTCTGACAGTATAACAATCTCCTGTGTCTAAGTCACAAACTTGTTTTGTTCCGTCCCCCATATCTTTTTCGGATACTCTTGTATTTTTTCCCAAGTAATTATCCAATAACATTTTAGTACTCATAAGTATTTTATTTATAAATATCAGCTTATTTTGAAAGTTTGTATTGTTTCGTAAACATTATAAGCGGCAACAAATTCTTGTTGTAATGTTAATTTTTCTTGTTCAGTTAAACTAGTATACACATTTGCAGGTTGTTCAACAGGATAACTCAATACATATTGTTTTGCAGTTGCTGCTGATAATCCTTCTATTGTTGAGAAATCAAAATTATTTTTATCTTGATTTAGTAATGTTAGTAATGTCGATGTTTTATCTACTACAAATTTTATAAAGTCTTTAAATGTATTGAACGATGCAACAGGTAAGTTACTGTTAGTTCCTCTTGTAATACAATAATAATTTTTCTTAATGTAGTTTACAAAATTAGGTCCATAAACTTCAGTCAGATTTATAGTGCTGTAGTTATTCTCATATGCATTAATTCCTGCTCCCTTACCCGAATCAACATATACCATTGTAAATGCCAATCCTGCAACAAACGGTGTTGTATCTCCAGTTGCTGTATAACCTCTACTTAATAATTCATCTCTTATCGCATTAAATAATTCTTTTGTTGTTTGGGATGTTTGTGCTGGTACATCAAGTCCATTATAGTTCAGATATCTTGGATTAATATTTGCAACACAATCTTGATTTTTTGTTAGTTTTTCTTCCGCTTTAATATTAGACAACACATTTTCTTTTTGAGCTAAAACGTTTGCGGAACTTTCTCTTTCTTTCTTTTCGTTTTGTTGGATTCTTGATTGTATTGTGTTTAATATTTTAATATTAAGTGTCTGAACAAAGTTATCAATCTTAGGTAATGCATAGAATGGTTGTCTTGTTCCTGTAAATGATGTATTAAAGGTGTCTTCAGTAATGTCATGAGTAACCTTAGTAATCATATATGGTCCTGAGAACATAGGAACGTTTCTGATATTAAAATACATTAATGGTTGGATTAATGCACATCCCATCATCTCAACACTACATTCATAACTTCTATTTTTATAAAGGTTAAATAAAGAAACGGATTGAGTTGTTGATCTTCTGTTACCACCCAAGTTAGCCATCTGATTTAACATTTCTAAAGATTCTGATGTTGGTTTTCCAGGATTTTGGTTAACACTGAAACTTTTAAAGATTTGTTGGTTTGGTTTTGTTACGTCCACGTTGAATCCAACTACTTTGTTTGATTTGTCCCAATCTAACTTGTAAGCTTGGTTTTCTTGAAGTGGGTTATCACTAGCTCGTCTAAGATCAAAAGCATCATCTCGATATCTATAATCTATATTGTCATTCATGTCCAAGTGTTCGCTTGGTTTGTTAACGTAATAACATAAGAATTTTGGTGAACTATTTCTGTAATCAACATTTAAGAATGTTCCAAATAAAGAATTACCAAATTCCAAAGTTCCGTCAGGTCTGGGAGTTGGGTTTTTTTCAACATCTTGGATATTGTAGAAATTAACAAATGCGGGTAACATAAAATATTGGAAGTTATTTTGAACCAATATTGTTGTAATCATATCCAACAATGTATTCTTATAACTTCCGTCTTTGATTAATTCTTGAATTTCAAAAATATCTACGATAATCTTGTCGCCGACATTTCTACT